GCTATTATGTCGCATGTGAGTATTGGTCAGGCGTATAAAGAGTTTTTGGAAAAAGAAGCTAAAGAGAAAGAAGATAATTAATACTTATGGATGAGTTTAAAGAGTTTGCAGAACAAGCTTTCAAGGACAAAAATGTTAAATTCTTGTGTAAGCTTTTCTTTGATGTAGATGTTACTCCAATGCAGGAGAAAATCATAAGAGCTATAGCATTCAAAGAACACCCTAGAATAGTAATTAGTTGTCTTACTAGGTATGGTAAAACTTATTGTGTTGGTTTTGGAGTTTGTCTTTATATTTTATTAAACCCTCGTAAAAAGATTGGTTTGATTGCGCCTATTAGAGAACAAGCTAGTATTTTGCGTAACTATATTTCTGATTTCTTGTTAAGACATCATGTGTTTAGAAACCTTGTAGAGCTAGATGTTACTGGAATTGAGAGAATAAAGAAAGAGGTTTCAAAGACTAGAATTACTTTCGTAAACGGCTGTACTCTACAAATACTTAGTGCAGAAGGTAGTGCGGAAAGATTAATGGGCCACGGATTTGATTTAGTAGTAGAGGATGAGTCTTGTTTAATTAAGCGAGAAGTGTATAGACAGAAGATTTCTAGAATGCTTGGTGATTCTGCTGATAGTATGTTGGTTGAGATTGGTAATCCTTGGGACCCTGATTCGCACATGTATGACCATTGGATTAGTCCGGATTATTTAAAGTTTCATGTGAATTGGCAGATTGCTATTGCTGAGGGAAGAACTACTAAGGCTTTTGTTGAAGAGCAAAGAAAACAATTAAGTCCTAATGAGTTCAAGGTTTTGTATGATGCGGAGTTTCCAGTAAATGCAGAAGATGCTTTGATTCAATGGACTTGGATTCAAAAAGCTTTAGTTGAAAGTATTCCAGATGTTAAAGGTAAAGGTTTATTTGGGTGTGATATTGCTGAGGCTGGTAATGATTTTACTGTTGTTACTCAAGTGGAGAAACTTGAAGATGGTTTTTGGAATGTGAACAAGATTGATTTTTGGCATAAAGCTGACACGACTGAAACGGCTAAAGAAATTAAAGCATTGTTTGCTATTCATAAACCTGCTAATATTTTTGTTGATGCTATTGGTGTTGGTAAAGGTGTAGCTGATATGTTAAATGAGTGGCGATTACCTACAAGTGCTGTTAAGGTTGGTCGTGCTGCTACGCGAGAGGTTGATAGGTTTTCTAATCAGAAGGCACAGTTTTATTGGAAGCTTAGATGTTTGTTTGAGGATAACTTGATTAGGATTCCTAATATTCCTAATAGGAATAAGTTGGTTTCTGAACTTGGTAAGATGAAGTATGAATTGACTGTGGGTGGAAAGATTAAGATTGTGGACCCTGAGAATAAGTCGCCTGATTTTGCGGATAGTTTAATGTTGGCTGTTTCTAATGCTAATGATGGTACTTTCTTTATTTTAGAATGATTTAAGGGGAAGGTATTTATAGTACTTTGAGTAGTAAGTTTATTACAACTAGTACGCAACCCATGTCGGGAGTGTGCTATTTTTATGGCCCCTAGTGTTATTGTTGTAATAACGCTAGATGTTCAAAGAGCAGAATAGAGTTATATTGGAATGTGAAGTAGGTCTTGAACCGAAGTGAAAAGCTGAACTTTATAATGTTGAATCCCAATGGGAAAAGTATTGCTCTTTATTTTTATGACTTATAAGGGAAAAGCTTTTATTCAAGGTAAAACATAGGAATTAATATGGCTCTTGCAGATAAACTTAAATCCTTTCTTTTTAGTGAGAACCTTACTAGTGAGCAACTAGAAAAAGCTAGATTAGAAAAGGCAACTCTTACTAAGCCGAGTCCCATGTTTGCGATAAATGATTCTAATACTCAAAACGCTAATAGCATTAACCCTTACTATGGGAATGTTGGACCTAATTATTATGCGAGTACGGGTATGCCTTGGTTGTCTAGTGATGCAAGAAAAGCTGTTTTGACTGATTGGTTTTGGCAACCGATTAGAGGACAACCTAGAAGGGTTGATACTAATGAGTTGAGAAAGTATGCTAATACTATTTGGGTACAGTCAATAGTTCAGACTGTTTTAAATCAAGTTGCGAGTGTTCCTTGGGATTTAGTTCCTGTTGAAGGAGTAGCATATCCTTTGGTTGCACCTGAGATTTATAGGGTAAAGAATTGGTTAGAAAATCCTAATGATAACTCTGAAAGTTTTAGTGATTTGTTAAGAGCTTGGATTAAAGATGTGTTAGAGATTGATGCTGGTGTAATGGTTAAAGTGTTTTCAATTGATTCTTATGATTTTGAGCATTTGGAAGCGCGGAGTGGTGCTCCTTTGTTAAAGCCTTTAGTTTGTCCTGAGTGTAATGGTACTGGTATGTTAGTTCCTGGTCTTATTCAAGATAAGGTTAAGCGTACAAGGGATAGCATGAATAAAGCTATAAAAGAATTGCCTTTAGAGTATGAGTTTGGAGAAAAGAAGTACAAGGTTATTAAACAAGATTATGAAAAAGTATTTGAAATACTTGATGTTATTGAACAGGCAAAACCTGCTGACCCTACTGAAATGCTTACTTGTCCTTTTTGTAATGGTACTGGTCAAGGGAGACACTTGAAGGAATTGTATGTTAGAGATGGTGCTTCGTTCTTAGCTGATTGTGATAGGACTGGTTGGATTTATGGTTACTGGCAGTATTCTTATTCTATTCCTGCTCATCCAATGTGGTTTAATAAAGAAGAGATTGTTTATTTTAAACAGTGTCCTCGTTCTCAGAATGTTTATGGTTGGAGTGCAGTTCAAAGTTCAATAGAAGTTATTAAGTCACTAGAGTATAGTGTTAGGCATAACATGGCTTTGTTTATTGATGGTGCTGTTCCTGATGGTGTTGTTAGTGTTCTTGACATGAGTGATGAAGAATTAATGCGTATGCAAATAAAATGGCAGAACGAGTTGAAGGGACAACCTCATAAGACAGTGTTCGTGAATAAGCAAACTGAGTTCACTCCGTTTAGTTTTAATAATCGTGACATGCAATTTCTTGAAGGCCAGACTGCTGGTTGGAAACAAGTTATTTCTAATTTTAATTTAAGTCCTGCAGACATGGGTATTACTGAGGATGTGAACCGTGCTACTGCTGGTAATCAAACAGAGATTAGTAGAAGAAAAGCTGTTAGACCTTTGTTAAAGAAATTAGAGTATTTGATTAATACGCAAGTAGTTCCTGAATTAACTAATAGTGGTAATATTAAGTTCCAGTTTGTTGTGGATGACCCTGTTGAAGAAAGAATGCAGGCAGAATTAAACGAGATTTATTTGCGTTCAAATGTTATGAGTGTTAATGAGGTTAGAGATGAAATGGGTAGGCAACCTGTTGCGTGGGGAGAGGGAGAATCTAATAAAGATGAGAGTGTTCTTGATATGTTTAGTTCTCCTTTTAAGAGTAGTGGAGAAGCTGATACTGAGTCAGATATTACTAGTGAACCTGCTGATGCTTCACAGAAAGGTGTTTTGTTTAATGCACAGCCTTCTAGTAATGTGCAAGTTCAAAACCTTTCTCAACCAATGCCTATGGTAGCAACTGCGCCTAAAGGACATGTGAATAATCAAGCACCGTATTCAGAGATTGGTGCTAGGTGTCCGGGTTGTGGACAACCTACTTTGTTACAGGAAACTGAAGGTTTGAGTGGTGTTTCTTATAGGTGTATTAATCCTAGTTGTAATCGTACTTTTACTCAGAGTGAGTTAGAACAAGGTATTGATGCTCAAAGAGATATGCATGGCCATGCATCTAAAGGATTGAGTAAGAAACTTGACATTCAAGATTTGGATGAATGGCTTAATCTTGCTAGTGCGGACATTCTAGACTATATTAAGATTTTTATTGATAAGTATAATTTTAAGTTAGTTAATAATTATAAGGTTAAGTTGAAAGAACTTAAGAGTATTTTTAGGGAAGCTTTTGAAAGTAGGTTAAGTATTCCTGCTATTAGAAATAAGTTAATAGATATTGGTTATGAGAGAAAAGAAGCTGATGCTATTGCTAGAACAGAATTGACTAGAATTGCTAATGAGTCTTTGTTAGTTCAAGCAAAAGACTTGGGTAAAGATGAGGTTCAATTTGTTGCTACTCGTGATGACTTGGTTTGTCCTTTGTGTGAGAAACTTGACGGGGTTAGAATGAGTTTGAGTACTGCTAGGGGAATGATTCCTGTTCATCCGAATTGTAGGTGTACTTGGAGAGTTGTGGTTAATACTTCTAAAGGATTAAAGAAGGAGGTTAAACTTGTGCCTCAAGGAGAAGAAGAAAGACCGGATGATAATTATAATGCTGTTCAGTTAAGAATGGGTGTTAAAACTGAAATGGAGCATACAGATGATATTGTTGTTGCTACAAAGATTGCTAAAGACCATTTAGATGAAGATGAGAAATATTATACTAAGTTAAAAAGAATGGAAAGGGAAGAGTAAAATGGCTTCAACAGCTATAACTGATAGAGATGCTAGTAAAGTTGTTACTACAACTACTGCTGGAACAAAGGAAGCGTTAGATGTTAATCTTGTTACTGGCGATATTGAAATTGGTGCTGTAGAAATCAAGGATGGTGCTACTGATGCTCGTGCTGTTGTTGAAACTGACGGTGTTGATAATGCGCTTGTTGTTAAACAAAATGATAAAGCTACTATTCCAATTGTTTACAATGTTACACTTACTGTTGTTGATACAGAGTATTCTCAGGCTTTGCCTGCGAGTACTAAAGATTTTCGTTGGCGTTGTAGAACAGATTATGATGTTAGGTATGCTTGGGTAACTGGAAAAGTAGCTACTCCTACTGCACCTTATTTAACTTTGCCTGCAGGACTTGATTATTTTAGTGATAGAAATAATTTGAGTGGTAAGACTCTTTATTTTGCTAGTGCTACAGCTGGAGTGGTTGTTGAAATAGAGGTTTTCACATGAAATCATTAATTGGTATTCCAACAGGATTATTAAACTCTAATTATTTAAGGTTAGATTGTTCTAATGACCCACTTACAAATACATTAGATGGTGCTGACTTTGATTTTACAGGACATGGTGGGTTAGGTACAGATGGAGCTAATACTGCTGCGGTAGTTCTTGATATAGATGAAACATTTACATTTGTAGATTCTACAAGATATGGATGTTTTTTAGAGATGGACCTTGACACTACAGGAGCTATGAGTGCAGCTACTCATCTTATTGGTTGGGATGCTCAAGCTCGTTGGGTTGGAGCGCATGATGGTAGTGTGCATGCTTCTATTCAAGGTATTAAAGGGGAAGCTGTTACTTGGGATTGTGTAGGAGATTGTAATCAGCTTGTAGCTATGTATGGTAAAGCAAATAATCTTGGTCAGACAGATGTAACTGAAGCTATTGGTGTATTGGGTTATGTTGCTAATGATAATGCTTCAACTAATGACGGTAGTATAACTAACGCTTATTCTTTTCTTGCTTCGGCTGACGCTACTAAGACCACAGGTTTAATTGATACACGCTACGGACTTTATGTAGAAGATATAGCTACGGCTGCACACACGACTAATCAATATGGTATTTATTGTCCTGCTCTTGTAGGAGCAATTACGGATAATCTTTTTATTAAAAATGTATCGGCTGCATCTGACTTTGGTTCTGGAGATATTGATACCACAGGTACACTTACAGCTACAACAATAACAGATGGGACAACAACGCTTACAGGTGGCTCTCTGACAGTAGTTAAGTTAGGAACGCTTACAACTAATGGTTTTGTTAAAACAAGCGGTGCAGACGGAACTTTAAGCGTAGATACATCAACATATTTAACGGCAGAAGCAGACACGCTTGATACTGTTGCAGATAGAGGAGCTACTACAGACCAATCATTGACTGCAGGAGGTTTTACAGATAGTACGGCTACTCTTACTAGTGGTGCATTAACAGGACTTGCATCAGCTGCAATAACTACTACTGGGAAACTACAATTTAGAGATGCACAGATATACATAGCTTCATTAAATGACGGCTACCTTGATTTAGAAGCTGATACTGAAATTCGTTTAAATGCAGATGTAAGAGTTACAGGCAACGCATTTTTACTTACAGAAAATTATTCACTTCAATTAAGAGATGCTCAAATTTATGTTAATTCTGATAATGATGGTTACTTAGATTTGCATGCTGATACGGCAATAAGAATTAATGGTGCTTATGAGTTACCTGCTGCTGATGGAACTGCTAATTATGTATTAACTACTGATGGGTCTGGCACTGTAACTTGGGCTGCTGGAGGAGGTGGTGCTCCTGAAGGAACTGCAGTTCTTTCTACTGGTGAAGGTGCAGGAACAAAATTTTTAAGAGAAGATGGTGATGGGACTTGTTCTTGGCAAAATTCTGCTGCAGGAATATCTTTTGGTTTAGATAATCAAATTCCTTCTACTAATGCCACAGTTGATGGTTTTGATTATTCTTCTACTTTTACTTTTGATGGAACTACTTTAAATGTTGGAGCAATAGAAATTTTTCCTGATGGGGGTTCTGGTGATTCTACTAGAAATATTAATATTGGAAATGCTGTTGGTAATCTTGGAACTGTAACTGGTGGAAGGTCTATTATAATTGGTTATCAAGCTGGACAAGCACAAACTTCTCCTTATGATAATGTTTTTGTTGGTTATCGAGCAGGGTACGCAAATACTTCTGGACAACAAAATGTGTTTATTGGGGCTCAAGCAGGACAAATGCTTAGTGGTTCAGCTAAAAATGGAAATACTTTTGTGGGGTACACAGCAGGAAGAGATTCTGATGGTGTAAGTAATACTGGGCTTGGTTTGGGTACATTAGCAAAAGCCACTGGAGGATATAATACTGGAGTTGGTAGAGGTGCTTTAGCAGCAGTAGTAGCTGGAGCCAACAATGTTGCCGCAGGTTATAATGCTGGTTCTAAAATTACTTCTGGAGTCGCCAACATCTGCCTCGGAAATGCTTCGGGAAGTGGAATCACAACTGGAAGTTCTGCTCTAGCAATCGGTGCTTCAACAATGGGGGGAACTTACACTGGTGCAAGAGCAATCGCAATCGGAAACTCAAGCCTTAATGATTTAACAAGTGGAGGAGACCATGTTTGTATTGGAGAACAAGCTGGAGCAAAGCTAACGACATTGAGTGGTTGTACTATTATTGGTTCACTTGCTGGAATTACAACTACTGCTGCTAACAATACTTTTGTTGGAGCTGAAGCTGGAAGGCTTCGAACTTCTGGAGGAAACAACACTTTTCTAGGAAAAGGAGCAGGTAGAAGCGGAACAACCGGGACAGGAAACGTTTTTCTTGGTTACCTGGCTGGTTATTCAGAATTAGGTAGTAACAAGCTTTACATTAGTAATTCTAATATTGCTACCCCATTAATTTACGGGGAATTTGATACTCCCATGATTAGGTTTGGAGTAGATAATACAAAAACTTATTGGGGAACAGCAAACGATACTTCTATTAGCTATGATGGAACTAACCTTGTTATTACCACTGATGAAGTGGTGGCTTCTGATTTAATTGTAGATTGTGGAACTAACAAAACATTAGAATTAGCAGAGGTTGTATGGAAAGATATTAATATGGGTGCTGCTCAATTAAGTAGACCTGCTTCTAGTCAACCAGATGAAGTTAATTTTGTAGATGAAAATGGCGATGATACTGGAATTACTACTCTTGGTTATGCAATTGGTGAAAAAGCCAGTGGTTCTTTTGAATTACAACACGATTACAAACAAGGTTCAGATTTTACTTTCCATGTTCACTGGCAAGGAATTACTGCTCCTAGTGGAACGGATAATGTTCAATGGAGATTAACTTAT